CTCCCGCCATTGCTCCATCATTCCCGTGAAAGGATTATTGAGACCAGCGTGCGGGCCATGCCAATGCAACTTGCCGTTTCCCTCGTGTAGATCAAATCCGAGCAGGATCACCCGACGAGCCCCGAGCAGGACGGCTAGGTTCAACGCCTGATAGCCGCCATTCCCTCCTTGATGAATCCGTAGCGGATCGAGGGACAGTCCAGGCTTTGCCTCGCTCGGCACCCGGTACACGTCGGAACGTTGAACGCGCGCGTCTTGCGTCACTTTCAGTCCGTCAAAGGCTGGTCGATATTTGTCCCACCACGCCACGTCACACGCATAGAGCAGATCGGCGTCTGGTGCGAGCCGGTAGGAGCAGTTCACCGCGATGAGCCTCGCGCGACCCCTGACCGTCGCGATCTGTTCTGTCGTGAGGCTCGGTCCTGCACCGAGGATAACGATCGTACTCTCGGGCCAGAGTCGAGGTACGGGGGGCCAGCCGGCGGCAGAGCACTCGGCTCCACCGCCGGCTCGAAAGGGACCGCCCAGCCCTCCCGGATCGCAATCGTAGCCGTATCCTCATCCACGTCGCGGACCTCCTCCGACGACTCAAAGCTCGTCGGATGGATGGCGCCGCGCACGCAATGCCGAAACGACCGCACGATCACGATCTGGGGCATGGTTAGTTCGTGACCGGCGTCCGGTCTGCATGCTCCAGCGTGGCCGTGATCGCCAGCAACGAGGCCCCGGGGGTCGTCACCGCCGTGGCAATCATGCGCAGATATCGCTTCGCGCTGATCACCCCCACGTGGAACACGTTGTTTTGGCTGGCCTCAACCAGCGTCAGAAACACCCCGGTCGAGCTGTTCGGCGCCGCGACCGGTGATTTCGATCCGGTGATCAGGATGCGTGCCGCGTCCGTGATATCCGCGTAGGACGCATTCACGTCGCTGTCCGCCTCCTGGACTTTGAATGTCCATGTCCCATCGCCGAGCGGGCTCGCGGCCAGATCGGCGACGGCCCCCACCAGGATGTCGAATTGCACTGATTCAAATCCCCGGGTATCGACACCTGCCCCATCCGCCGGAGTCTGCGTCGTCGTGTAGGACGCCGGGTTGAGGTGCAGGACTTTCTTTTTAGTTGATGCATTATCCCGTGTGCTCATGTCATCGTCTCCTTTGTTCTCGTCGGATCACTCGGTTACGACGCGGCGAACTTCAGCAGCTTGATGGCGTCGAAGTTGATCACATCTCCGCCCGTCCACTTCGTGGTGTAGAAGAGGACAAAGCCCTTCTGAGTCAGATTGTCGCGGAGGATGCGAATGCCACGACCATCGAGGATCTGGTAGCCCACACGGAAGTTGCCGAAGGCCACGCTATAGGAGTTGCTGGCGATGGCCGGCATGTCCTCCATCGTCACGATCGGGAACCCGCCGATGGAAAACCCGGTGAACGTCCCACGCGGATCGCCCATGTCGATGAAGTACCGACCCTGCGAATCCTTGAGTTTGCGGATCGCCGCTTCCGTCCCCCGATTCATCGCCCAGACAGAACCCGCCCGATAGGGCGGTTTGAGCTTGGAGGCAATGGTGATCAGCGCGTCCGGATCATTGGCGACGCTGCCGCTGACATTGGGGAACCCACCCGCCGCTCCGGTGGCGACGTACTGGAGTTTGCCCCATGCGCGCGTCCCATCGTCGGTCGTGAGAGCCGCTGCCGCATAGTCCAGCCATCCGCGCGGATCCTTCACCCCGGTCCCGGTGACGAACCGGGTGTTTTCCACGCGGGTCAACTTATCGGCGATCTTCCCGCTCAGCCATCCCTCCACATCCAGCGTGCTCATGTCGAGCAGTTTCTGCGTGACCTTCGGCATCGCATATTGCTCGCGCATGTAGAGCGTCTGTTCCCCGACTTGCTGGCTCGCGGTCTCCGTGCGCGCTTCCGTTTCGCCCACAAACCCGCCAGTCGTGGCGTCATTCACGTCTACCGGCCACGTGACCGAGTCGCCCGTGATCGAGAGCACATCGGAGACCTGCCGCATCGGCGAGGTCTCATAGAGCCGCTTGATGATCTCCGCCATGCGCTGCGTGGGCACCCAGTACCCGCCATCGGGGTCCGATCCGACTTGCATCGCGGCCCGGATGTCCATATCGTTCATCGCCGCCGCGCCGCGCCGAAGATACTCCGGGAATGCTTTCGTATACGCGCGGTAGGCGTCCACCTCTGCGTCGGTCACGTGCATCGGTTCGGCCCCGCGCGCTCCCGCGAAGAACTGGCGAGCTTCCAAGGCGAGTTTGGCACGGTCTTCCCTGCTGTCGGTCGCCCCACCCACTTCCACCCGGCCCAAACGGAGTAAGGCATCGTCCAGCGCAGCCCTGTACTTCGTGACATCAGCATTCAGCGCCTCCACTTTGTCTGAGGTCACCGCCGTACTCTGCCCCGCCTCAACCTTCTTGATCCGTTCATCGTTCGCATCCTGAAAGGCTTTGAACGACGCCCGCAACTGTTCAATGATTTTCTTCAGCTCATCCATCTCATCTCCTCTCGTTATCGAATCGCCGCCATCAACTCGGCGAGTAATTCCTGCGCGGCGTGTGTCGTCGCCTCCTCAACGTCCCGCTGAGCCAGCGATGGTTCGCGCTCACCTTCCCGGTGATCGCCACGCGCAAAGGCTTTAGCCGCATACTCCTTCGCGCGCTGCTGAGAGCACCCCGCATCCCGCAGGGCGCGCTCCATTTCTCGAATCGTCAAATCCTGTTGGCTCACAGGTTCATCGTCAGCCCGTCGGAGCGCGTCGGGCACATGCTGAAAGGCGCTCAGGTCCCATCGCGCGTTCGCGTCGGTCCCCTCATCGGCGAGCCCATCGGCGAAGCCTTGATCCACCGCATCCTTGCCCGAGAACCATGTTTCCTTATCCATCATCTCGGTGATCGCACGGATGCCAACGCGCGTCCGGTCGGCGTAGATCCTGGCGAGGGACTTATCAATGCCCGCCAAGACTTCTGCGACTTGGGCCATATCGTGCCGGTTTCCGACCACCAACCCCCAGGCGTTGTGTATCATCACAAACGCCGATTCTGCGATCGTGATCGAGTCGCCCGCCATCGCGATGATCGACGCCGCAGAGGCGGCCAACCCAGCAATCTCGACATGCACTCGTCCAGCGTGATCAACCAGATCGTTGTGGATCGCGATCCCATCGAAGACATCGCCCCCGCGCGAATTGATCCGCAACCGTAGATCGCCCGGCGTCTCGTTGAGCATCCGGCGGAAATCGGCCGCGGTCACGCCGTAGAAACCGATATCGCCATAGAGATCGATTTGGGTCTCGCCCTTACCAGCCGCTGCGGAAATGCGGCTTTTGACCCGATGGAGGAATGGCCGCGCCCTCGGCTGGAGCGTCTCAAGCAAATCAGGCAGGGGGATTTTGGTTTTCATTCGCTCCTCGCGTCGGCGGTGGCTTGGCCGCAGCTTTTTCTGCTCGCTCGACCTCGTGGCCATCGTTGACCATCATATTGGCTTGCACCAGATAGACCTTCCCGCCCGGATCGGTCCTAGCATTCATGTCTTCGAGCGACCGCCACTCGTCGGCATTGAGGACCCCATGGCTGCGCTGAATCGCGAGCCCTTCCTGTCGCGACTTGTAATCGCCGCGTAGCAACCCCGATACGTTGAACTTGACCTCGAACTCGGGGTCGCTGTCGAACAAATCTCGCTCGAGAGCCTGCTCCCAACACACGAGGCGCGACATCAGGGAATTGACCACATAGCTGATGTTTTCTGATTCCACATTGGAGTACGTCGCCCGTTCGAGATCTCCGCCTTTGTGCGGCGGCACGCCCATGATGCCGAACAATTCGCGGGCTGCCAGTTTGCGGGCTTCGATCCATTGCGCATCTTCCATTGAGATCGAGACGGGCTTGAAGGTGAGCCCGCCCGGCAAGAGGGCCGTGCGCCTGGCTTCCGGCCCGGTGTAGAGTGAATCGAAATCGGCCACCAATTGCTTGGCTGCCTGTTCGCCGATTTTGATGCCCTTTTCCAGCTCCAGCACGCCGGTCAATTGCGCGCTGTTCTTGAAAAACGTCGAACCATGCTGGCGGATCGCCAACCCATCGCCGATGCTCTCTCGATAGGCCCGAATCGGAGAAATCCCACAGATCCCGTCGTCGCTCTGCTCCCATACGTGGAGTATTTCTTCTCGGCGGTAGGTCGTCTGCTGGCCGTCTGGCCGCGTGTGTTGATAGCTCAGGCGCAAGGTCCGTGCATCCTGTGATACGTCCACGCTGTCGGGATGGAGACGGATGAATTCGAGCACACGGCCGTCGCTGCCCCGCAGCTTGCGGGCATAGGCATTGCCCCGGAAGATGAGGTCCCGCATCATGAGCCGCCGGAACTGATAGCTCGTCTGCCAGAGATTGGCCCGGTCGTGGAGTACTCGATACTCGGGCCGATCCGTGGCCGGCGTCTGCTTCCCGCCCGTCCGCCGATAGAGCACGAGCGGCAGTTGGGCCACATCGGTCGAGAGGACCCGTTCGCACACCGCCATCGCTGCGAGGCCCGACGCGCTGCCCAGCGTGACCGGCATCCCCGACGATGACTCCATCCCCCCGAATCGCAGCCACTTCGACAACTCCTCCGATGTCGTGATCGTGTTGGGCTGAGCCGACCCCAACCATCCGCGCATTGCCTCCCGTAGCCATGTGTTGATCCGTCCCATTCACCGCTTACGCACCGAACATCTGGCCCGTGACATACACTAGTTCATGGTCATCGTCCGTATCTCCGATATTCGCCACGCCAGCCGCCATCGCGAGCGCCACGAGGCCGTCGATCCGGCCGCGGCTCCGGAGCTTATCGAGCTTCCGGCCACCGGCCTCGTCCGCCTTCACGACCGCATTCGCCGCGCACATGGTCAGCACCGGGTGATTGCCGTGGCGGAGCTTTTCGTCGAGGAGCGCGGATTCCAGTACGCGGAGGGCGGGGCTCATGTCCTTGTACCCCTGACCGAACTCGACGAACAGCTCGGCGAATCGCTCCTCGTCGATCCCGGCTTTGACCAACCACGGCTTGAAGTGCATCAGATTCCAGCGGTCGAACCCGATCTTGACGATGTTGAGTTCGCTGATCTGCGCGGCGAGCTGACTAGCGACGTACTCGTACGACACCGACTTCCCCGGCGTCGTCTGGAGGAATCCCTGTTTGTGCCAGAGGTCGTACGGCACGCGATCGAGCCGCGACCGTTCCGCCAGCCCGTATTCGGGCAACCAGAACGTCGGGCGCACATACCACAGGCCGTCCCGATGCGCGATGAGGATCAGCGCCGTGAGGTCAGTCGTCGCCGAGAGGTCAAGCCCGCCGAACACTTCGAGCCCGGACCAGTCGAGATCCACCGACCCCCCGTTCGCCTTCCAAATCGTCTGCGCGATAAACGGCCCGACGCGCTCCACGCGCTGATTGAGCACGAGGTTCCGATACTCGGCTTCGCGCACCGGCATCCGCCGCGCGTCCTCGGCCATCGCCAAGACTTCCTGCGCGTTCTGAAAATCACCGTAGGCTGGGTTCGCCGCCTTGATCGTCGCGACCGCAAACGGATCGGCTTCCGGATCGGAGGTGTAGAGGAAGAGCTTGACGCGCGGGTCGGTCTTCTTCTCCGCGTCATCGATCAAGACCGAGAGCAGATCGGCGTCCGTCGGCGCCTGTGTCGAGATGATGATCGAGAGCGGATCTTCTTGCGCGGCGGTCGCGGTCTCCAGCGCTTCGTACAACGGCGAGCGCGGGCCCTTCACCTGGCCCAACTCGTCGTGGATGATGAACGCCGGAGAGAGGCCGTAGGCTGTCGGCACCTCAGCCGAGAGTGCCCGATAGAGTGTCCCCAGCTCCGGGCAGGCGAGCTGCTTCGCGGTGTCTCGCACGACGACATACGCCGAGAGGTCAGGCGACATGCGGACCATCTTCGAGGCGAGGCTAAAGATGATCGACGCCTGCTCGCGCGATTGGGCCGTGCTGTAGAGTTGCGAGTTCGCCTTCGCCTCGGGACCGGCGAGGTGAAGCAAGAGCAGGCACGCCGCGAGGCAGCTCTTCGCGTTCTTCCTCCCGAATGAGATGATCGCGCGACGAATCTTCACGGCGCCGTAGATCCCGCGGATAATCCGTTTTTGGAATGGCCGAAGCTTCAACGGCTGCCCCACGAACCGCCCCTCCGGGACACGACAGTGCTGCTCGATCCAGCGGATATTCCGCTCAGCGCGGGCTGTCCCACGGCCGCTGGGCGACGGAGCCCTTGGTTTTCTTTTTGTCGTACTGGGCATGCTGAGCGATCCGCATTCGAATGGCGAGCGACGAGAGGGCTCGGCCCTCCCGATCCTGCATTTTCAACAGGCGGTCATACTCCTCCATCTCGAATTCTTCTTTAGCTTCCAAGCGTCCGATCAGGTCGGCGATCCGCCTGGCAGCTACGACGTGTCGGCAATATTGCGAGAGCAACCCGAACGTCTCGCGCGGGAACCAATCGGCCGGCATGCGTCCAGTGACCGCCAGCCATTCATCCGCCTGTTCGGGCGTTAAATCGGCCGGGGGGGCAGGGCGCGGCGTCGAAACGATCGGCCCCGTCAATGGCGGAACGACCGAAAGGGCTGCCGATGACGGACGACCGCGATTTCCCATGAGAAAGTTTTTCCTCCCGATCCCTAACCGGGACCGTTTATAATTTCAAAGCCCACGCGCGGTTTCCGAGATCGCGCCATTTTTCTTTTCGACGTGCCCCCTATGTCATTTATAAATAACGGTAACTGACGTCCGGACGAATCGAGGCGGTGAGGATGTAGGATGCGTGCCATACTGCGAACGAGTATGGCAGCTTTGCTCTGTGGGGTATACGCCCTATAGGGCTATGTTGGGCTACGTTGGGCTATGTTATTGCTGTTGCGCGATGAGTTTCTTGAGCGATTCATCTGATATTAGGTATCCATCCTTCACTTTCGTGACCTTGCCGAACATCCCGTCAGCCACCCACCGGCGAATCGTCTTGGGCTTGCGTCGAAGAATCTCGGCCACCTCATTCACCGTCAGGAATGTTGGCATCCGTGCCCTCCTTGGTTTCGGGCGGTAGTTTTAATGGGCCGAACTCGATCTCTGGAGTTGTCATGCTTTCGTCTACCACAATGGGATACCCTAAAAGCTTGACGGGCGCAGGCGGAGGCGACGGTTTCTCAATCAATATCCATGCCTTGACATCTAATCCAAAATCTTCCCATGTATCATGATTCGACCATCCACCAGTCGCGTGTCGATCGCGAACTGCCGGCCACACTTCATGGCCGTCCGTCACCCAATACCACTTACCTTCACACAGCACCTTTGCATCACGTTGCCACATTTATTCGTTCCACCGCCGATATGATCGCCACTCTAGTGCCGGGTAGATGACTAGAGAGCAGATCCATATTCCTGCTATCCCACCCAAGAACGCATCCCATGACGATCCGATGATCAGTAACGCCACCGCAAGTAGCGCACTACCCATCGCGCCCAGAATCAGACAATCTCGAATCAGCTCGATCATCCACATGTCCCTTCCCCCATTCCCGTAAGTCCCTGCGCCGCTTCCTGGGTCACATGTTCCCAACAATGCCTGCATAGACACGGCCCGAACCATTGGTCCGTCCATTGTCTGCAACTCGCACACAGATAACTTACGCACAGAGCGCTGAGCGAT